CTTTACTTTTGCACCCTTCCGAATCAACATTTGAGCTAACCGTGATTCGGCTAGAGCAACATTCGGATTGGATTGCTTATCGGCATCGTAAGCAATATACACCGTTCTATTTTTCAGATTTATTCGGTCAAAGTCTTTTAAAGGCTTCTGCTGGCTGCTCCAATTCCATACTCCCGCCACAGCAATAGTAGGAAAGCCCTCCTGCGTTGCCTTTAAAGCTTTCTTCTCACCTTCTACTATTATGAGTGGACGCTTGTTGTCATCTAGGATACGAAAAACCGGAATTGGTATAAAGAGACAGGTGGATTCATTCAGGCGGTGCATGTATCGCCTTGTTTTGCTTGGATTTCTTTTCGATTCTAATGGCTGGTCCAATCTGATATTAAAAGCATTTTCCGCAAAACTCGTCTCGTTTTCTGCATAGGGTATAATGTATCCTTCCCCAATAGATTTGTTAAGCCCTGTCCGAGACCGCACCTCTTGCTCTGTTAATGATTTAAGTCCTTGCTGATTAATAGTCTTGTTAGAGAGACCGGATTTCTTCAAATCTGCACGGTGTTCTTCTTTTAAGTATAGGTTTTTCATATTAGTTGACTTATCCCCAACCTTGTATTACTATAAAAAAAGACGGGTAGCCCGCTATGGGCTGCGCTCCGTTTAAGCCCTCACAAGACCGGGAAGTTTTGTTCGAGGGCTTTTCTTATTTCTATTACAAGCGTATCATGCTTATTTTCACAACGCAATTACTTAAACTATCGTTGTGGTTTAAACAAAAAAATATCGTCAATAGAACGGCTACTGACGACTGTTTATGCTGTTATTTTTTCTTTTGCATTCCCGGCGTTTATTCTCTTTTCTCTGTATGAATCGTAATAGTCTAAACGCCTCTTCTTGTTTTGTGGAATACTATCCCAATAATCAATTCTACATTTATTATCGTGAAACTTGTGCGCTTCATCGGTCGACAAAAACCATTTGTGACACTGGGCACATTTCTTAAAACGTTGGTTATCTCCCAAAATAATTCTTTGCACATGGTCAAACAGGGCAGACGTAAGTAAAGACCTGATACTTGCTTCATCCATAATGTCATCGCCAAAAGCAACGGCAGGAACGCAATACTTCGAACCATAACCATAGAAACGTAACCCCGGTAATCTACCTTCCTTCTTTAACTGTCTTGAGTCATGGCCTATATTTTTATACAATTGAGAGGGGGTTTTGAAGCCGTTAGATTTTTCAAGGAGTTTTTCGTAAGCTGTGAAATCTAAACGTATATAGAGTGGGGTTCTGCGTAAAACAGAATCTATCTTTGCAATTTGTTCTTGGAAGTGGCTTTTATATATTTGACGTTGTTTCTTTTCTGAGGTTTTCAGCAAAGTCTTTTTGAAATGAGGAATTTTGGACAGCGTCTCCATGCAAAGCTCTATATCTGTTTTTAACCGCTCATCTTTTATTTTAAGCTCCCCTTGGCTATACAGGTCAAACAAATCAATCAAGTTGTAGGGCAAGATAGCTTCATTAACAAATCTGCGCGCCTCAAATTGTTCTTTAATGGTCAACGGCGAACGCCGTTTTTTACCCAATTTCCTCTGTTTTTCCAAGCTCGCCCTCCTTCACCAACGCCGTAAAAGAGTTAAATTACGTCGTTAGTAACTCCACGGCATCGTTCATCTCGGCCTTGGTGACATGCGTGTAAATCATTGTCGTTGAAATGTCGCTATGCCCCATGAGGTCTTGCACAAGCCGTATATTTTTGCACCGGCTAAAAAGCTCCGTTCCAAACGAATGCCTTAAAGCGTGCGGGCTGTATTTTGTCGGTATCCCAGCCTCTTTAATCCATTTATCTAGCGACCGCTGAATCGCCCTAACCGACAATCTATTACGGTTACGGCTAACGAACAGGGGGTCGGTGTCAAAAATTCCTTCGTTGCGTCGTTTCTTTAGCTTAATAAAATCCTCTATGTGCGATTGCGTGGCCCTGTTCAACGGTACCTCCCTTATTTTACCGCCCTTACCGAGAATTTCCAACGTCTTTCTGTCGCGGACTTGACCGACATTAAGGGAGGCAAGTTCGGATATGCGAAGGCCGGTGTTTAATATAAAACTAAAAAGGAAATAATCGCGTTCGGCAGATTTGCGGTCCCGAAGAACGGTTAAAAGCTTTTTCTTTTCCTCCTCACATAAATACTTTATGCGTTGACGTTTCATTTGGCCCACTTTCCTTTTATTTAGTCACTATCTATCCCAACTCCAACTTACCAATTTGTCATCTTTAAACTTAAATTCATAAATCCTATCCGTATTGATAGCAGTTACAAATTTCCCGTGAATGCGCCAAGTCTTATAAACACTCCCACCGATAACTTCTTCGCTGTATCCATCGTCATAACTGGATACGCCTCTCCCTGCGATTTTCTCAACTTCGCTAAAAGTCATACCTTCGTGAAACTCACCTCGTTTGTCAGCATTAGTTATTCTAGTAGGTGCAACCAAGGCACACCCGGATAACAATAGAATCATTAAGCAAAGCATTGTGTTTTTCATAATACCGCGCTTCCTCCTTTAAAATAAAACGGGCGAGGCCAATCCTGTGGGGGATTTTAGACCTCGCCCTGATTCGTGCACGAACGTTAAATTTCTATATCCCCCACAGTATCAATGGTTTACAATAACTATTATAACAAAAAAATCGGCAAATTACAAAAGGTTTTTTAAAATAAATCGGCAGAAATTATTTTGATACTACATCTCTAGGGAGGAGTATAAGTTACGGTATCGTCGTTTCCCGGTCTTTGTCGGGGGGAACCTGCTCGCACAGTTTTAAAACTTGCTGAAACCGGTTACTTTCGCTCGTTATAAACGACGTGTTATCTTTATTCTTTTTTATCTCCAAAAGTTCTTTTAGGATTTTACCCATGCTCTTTACCTCGACCCCATTAGCTTTAAACGACTTCAACTGCATGTGCTCGTCTTTCAGGCGTCCGTAAATAAACATTCTTTCGTATTTCTTGCCAAGGAAGAATTCGGCTTTTTCTTTGACGGGTAAATCGTCGTATTTTTTATTAATGTAATCTTTCACGCTTTCGTCGATTTGCTGCTGATTTTTCTTGCCGGGGTCACGGTCGAGGTAGGCCATCGGGTCGCTACTACACTGCACTTCGACATGAATACGATTTTCTATTTTACCGTTTCTGACTTTAACCGCAAGAATGTCGAGCTCCTTCCGACCGGATTTTAAGCCTTGCACGGCGAAGTAGCCTTGGGAAGCTAACCAGCCAGTTATTATGTCCTCGAATAAATCTGCCATAGCTTTAAGCATAGCATAATAACCGGGAAGCGTAAAGAACAAAACACGAAATGCCACTTCGTGGTCAAAACGACAGTTTGGCGAGATAATGAACTTATGGCTATACCTATAATTAGACTTAAATTTGCTCAGAAATTACGTGAGGCGCGCAAGAAGGCTAAATTGACTCAAGAAGAAATGGCCGACCGCATCGAGTTCAGCGTCCGCTATTATCAGATGTTAGAATCAAAAACTCCACCTGCGATTAAAATTGATAGCATAGAAAAAATTGCAGATGTGCTAAAAATAAAGCCTGCCGAATTGTTGAAATTTTAATCGCCTAAATATTAAACACTTGCCCGTCTTTCAAGACCTCAGCGTTCTTGAACAACTCTTTATATTCATCCGCGAAAAATGTGTGAATCGGGATTGTTACTCTTGGATTTAGTGCGGCTGCAAAAGCCTGTAAGTCACCAACTGTTGCATGCCCGCTTGTGTGGACGTGTTCTATTTCGATACCTTTCCTATCGCATTTTGCCTTAAACTCTTCGGTCAGGTATTTCTCGTACATTGAATAGATTAGTTTCGCGCCCTTTATATCGGACAACTCTTTCAGGATAAGCGGGAAAATGCTGTTATCCCTAATAAGCATGAGCATCTTCTCTTTATTTTCATTTATTTCATGAAGCTCTATCTTTCGTTTATTATACACGTAGAGAAGATTGCGATGGCCGGCTTTGCTAAGGCTATCCGCATGCGATTTCCAAAATTTAATTCGCATATTGTCGCTATTGTATTGAGGGATGGCTTTTGATACCTTCCTCAGATTGGCTAGTATAAACGCTGTATAAAGGTCTATTACAAATGTCCGGCCTGTTTGTAAGCATGCCCTGTAAGCAGAAACTATCCTGTCTATGTTCTGCGAAGAGCAAGAGAGGAAAACGATGTTTTTTGTTTCCCGCAAAATCTCTTCTATTCTTCGTTCTACATCATTTTCGTCTTTATGTAGTTGACCTTCCCTCCCTAGCATTGAACCTTCCAAGAGAAGATAATCTATACCCTTGGGTGGCTTCTTGAGCATGTTTTTAAATAGAATACTCTTTCTGCCATGGGCCCTGAAATCTCCAGAGTAAAAGACACGCTTCCCTTCGGCTTCGATAAGAAAGGCGAGCGCATCCGGGCCGGAATGGTCTACAAGATAGGGCGTTATAGTAAAATCACCTATCTTAAAAGACTTCCAAGGCTTCACAACCTTGGCATTTATCATACCCGGCTTGTTATGTATGAATATGTTTGATACCTCAATCATTGCCTTAACACCTTGGCTCATGTAAAGAGGAATGTTAGAATTTGCGTAACCGAGTAAACCATAGTGGTCTTGGTGAGAATGGGAAATAAGGATTGCTTCTATGCCTTGCGGCTCGTCACGATAGAGACCTTTAATGTTAGGAAGAATCTTTGTTTCTTTAAGCTGGGCTATGGATTTGCCAAGAACAACCTTTGAATCAAACGGCTCGCGCTTTTCATCTACAAGCGGCATGCCGAAATCAATGAGAATGCGGGTCTTTGCAGTCTGTAACTCAACACAACTGCCGCCTATTTCATGAGTGCCGCGATGGATTATTAATTTCATGATGAATAAAAAATGTGCCGGTTGTCTTTGGTTTTCTCAAGAAGCTGACAGGAGTAGTCGGGCTTACCAAAATAGTAACAACCTACGGCTTGGTCAGCAATCTTCTTGTCCAGCTCAGGAGAAAACTCATCAATCCATTGCTGTTTGCAATCTCCAAATAATAGCAAAGGCCTTGCGAGAACCTGATAACCAAGCAACGACTCGGCCAATAGACCTTTTGGCAATACCCCGACGCTTCGTTTTACCTCAAAAATCTTACTGTAATAATCGAGCAACTCTTCTTTCTTACTCTCGATAAAATTTCTATACATCGACAGCTGCTCTATAATCTCGTCAGTATAAAGCCTCGAATCTCCCATAGTTTTCACTTCAACAAAAACTATCTTCTTAGATTGAGGGTCAACCCGCACGAGGTCGATTCTTATGGTATTTCTCTCCCCGTCCTTATACCGATACGCAAACTCAGAATCTATAAAATGCGGGTCATTCTCAATAAACTTATACTGTATGGCTTTTTCCGAGGAGCTATCGTAAAAATTGGAGATGTTCTTCTTGATACGGGTTAAAATATTTTTGCTAAAGTTATCGAGGCCCAAAATTTCTACCTTACCGAATCCTACAAAATCAGGCCCGAATTGGTAAGGAATGTATTCATTCTTTTTAAATGGGATGTATTGCGAATTGATTAGGCCTGAGAAAGTTTTTCCGTCAAACCGAAGTCCGCTAATAAGACACCCGCCGCGATAATAGACATCAATGTAATTTTCTTTTCTGATTTGCACGCTCAGTTCATTATCATCGATAAGCGACTTCCACCATGCCGGAGGATTGCATGATAATTCTTTAAACAATGCGTCTTTAATCTTCAATCGCTTCATCAGGTTACCTTTTCACTTACGTTTGGTTAATTCCTAAATTAATTTTAACTCGCTGACTCATATCAACTTACGCTTTCATATGCACGTCGCCCAACAATTGTAAAATCGGTATGTAACATTGCCGCCATCTTGCATCCGAAGGTGCGCAAAAGCACACGTGGCTTCTTTTGCGTTTTTCCTCCGGAACTGCCTGTATTTGGTCTGTTTTCAGCCATTTTGTCCCTTCTTCATAACACATTTTCCAAGGTTGGTTAAGGTCAAATTTTACGATTTCCTGGTTCTGGATATGGATAGACTTAAAGAGGATCCGCATAAAGGTCTTAACCAGGTAGTCCATCTGGACATTACTCGGATTGCTCCGCAGCCGTAAAAGAAAATCCTGCGCGGCCTTAGTCAAATCAACTGCATTCCTCTTCTCCAGAATCTTTAACTGAACTGCCTTTATATCCTGCCTCAACTTCCTCTCTTCGTTCCGCAAAGTCTCGGCCCGGTCTTTATAAATCTCAAGGTTGATATTATCAGAGGCAAATACCTCATACAACCCCTTCTGCTTTTCAAGGTTTTTATGTAGGAGAGTTCCTTTCTCTTCCAGCTGCTCCACATACAACTGCTCAGGTTCAGAAGCGCTTAGCTTAATCATATCTCCGAGTGCCTCCAGGACGTACAAATTCCGCGCTACCACATCCACGATATCCCATACCTGTCTGTTGATAGCGTCTGCCGTAACTGATTTATTATCACACTTGATATACGGCACTCCTTTGGAAGAGCATCGATACCACGGCCGCCGGTCCTTGGTCCGGTGGTTAACAGTCGCGGTCATACCGCGATAATTACCTCCGCACTCATTACATTTCAAAATGCCGGATAGATGATAAACGTTATTTCTGAATCTAACTACGCTGTTGGTTCGATTACGCTTAAGAAGCCTGGCAACTTCATCAAATTCCTGCTGTGTAATGATAGGTTCATGGATATTAGGCACTTCAATTACCTTAGACGAATCGTTATTGATGTACCGATATCCCTTGCCTTCTCCGTTTTTAGTCTTTACTTTCGTATCATAGTGCCGCTTATTCCATACCAACATTCCTAAATACGCCTTACTTTGTAGGATATTAGAGATAAACTTATTGTAGAATTTTCCTCCCCGCCTGGAAGGAATCCCAAGAGCATAATAATGCCCGGCAATCTGCGAAGTACTCTTGCCGCTAAGATACATGGCATAAATTTCTTTTACAATTTTTGCTTCTTCGGGATAGACCTCCAGTTTCTTAATCTCTTTGTTATAGCGATATCCATACGGCGCGTAGCGTGCGCCCTGCCAGTGCCCTTTATTAACACCGACTACCATCCCGGGAAAAACGCGCTCAACCAGACGATTGCGTTCAAACTCCGCGCAACTGCCCAGCATTTGTATTGCCATCTTGCCTGCGCTGGAAGTAGTATCGAATGGCTCCGTGGCCGATTTATACCCGATTCCCAGATTATCAAATTCCTCGAGCAACGCCAGAAGGTCTTTAAGTTTCCGGCTTAAACGATCCTGCTTATATACCAACACCAGGTCAAATTGTTTATTGCGCGCGTCAAATAGAAGTCTTTGCAAAGCTGGCCGGTCCATATTGCCGCCGGAATACCCGTCGTCCATATAAACATCTCGCCCTGACATACTACAGAAAACTTCCCAGCCGAAATTTTTCGCATATTGCAGAAGATAAGTCCTCTGCACTTCAAGAGAGAAACCTTCCCGTGCCTGATCCTCCGTGCTCACTCTGGTATATAATGCGACTCTCACTGTCTTTGTTTCTCCCATTCGCGCCTCGCGATTTTTTCAGCGCGTTCTTGTTCTCGGTAATAACTATCCCGATTTCTCTTTTTAAACCCACACCTTACACATCTCCAAATATACCCTCCCCAAAAACTATGCTCTTGTTCAATTTCTGTCTCACACTTTGGACATCGAGGCGGAGTTTCTATTTCAATACTTGATGAAGAAATGCTTGAAGGATCAAACGATTCCCAAGGGGCTGTCGCAGGCGCACGAACTTTCCATATTAGGCCAACATAGTTAAATTTTGCGATTATAACCCATCCGAAAATAGGCTGAGATATTACAAAAACTCCGGGCCCACTGTCCAATTCCTGCAATCGCTTTACTCTTTTATGAATAACGATTATAGCAATCCACGCAAGAATACTTATGCTAAAGATAACCCAGAATATTTTTGGTATAAGACCGAACAACTCCGCCCAATCTCCTGTGTTAATTTTAGAGATAATACTAATTGTTATAGGCGTCAATGATGCTACTACCAAAGGAGCAATAATTTTATCTATAAGAAATTCGCCTATCCTCATATTCACCTCTACGTTAGTATATAATAATATATACCCTTAGACAACGGATTTATCACCAGCTGGACAGTTCAGTAAAAACATTTTACATAAAGTTTCTATGCCATCCTGAAAAGATTTACGAGCCTCCTGTATTTCCGGATCAGACAGACCACGGGCTTTGAGCTTTATCTCTAAAGCGTCCCACCCTCGCGCTGTTATTGTCGCTTCTTTAATCATATTTCCACCGCTAAGCTACTAAGGCTCCGGCGCCGGCTATTTCTTTGCCTTGAGAAGCCATAAAACTGCCACTTTCAAGTTCCAAGTTTCGATTATCCTTGCCTGAACGTAGCTTTTTATTACTTTCACAAAATCGTGGCTCTTGGGGCTTCTGGCGCATTTGTCCAAGCACGCAGGGTATATCCCTTTTTGAATCTGGCATTCCCTTTTTACCCTTGTATGGGAAATAGTCGTATAAAGGACAGCTAATCCCTTTGCAATCTTCTGCGCCTTCTTCTTCGCCATTACAGATATAACACTGCGCCAGAATAGCCTCTTTCCGGGTTAAAGGCTTACCCTCTTCAAACTTTTTGTATTCTGATTGTCCTTTTGTCTTTCCCATATTTAACAAATAATCGGTCGTTTATTTACAACTCGTTTTTAACTGTTTTTCCTCTGCAAAATGCTCCCTTTCAAAGGGGAGGATTGTTTGCTAATTAACTGTTTATCCCCTGGACTAATTTTGTGAAATTCTCTCTATTCTCCCGGGCCTCAACAATAACTTCACGCTCTGCATCAGCAAAACCGTTGCCTCCACCCGGATACCGTTTTTGTAAGAACTTATCTACCTTCCACCAAACCTCTTGCGGGATCTCCCGTAGTACAATCTTGATCATATCTTTTGTGGCGATCTTACCAAGCTTTTCTGAACAAAGCTTATCTAAATCCAAAGAAGGACTCGCTGGTGCAGTGGTCTTCTGCGATGAGGCAACAAACAAGGGCTTTTCTTTATCTCTGTTGGACCAAGTAAGGATGGTATGATAATGTGATTTATATTTATTACCCTTAGAGCCTATGTAGTTATTAAGCTTCTCGATTCGGTCTTTTGTTCCCGGCTCTCCGAACTTTTCTAAAAGCTTTTGATGTTCATCATCAGTTAAATAAATAAATTCAAGGAAGAGACGCTTATCTTTCTCTTTCTTATCATTATTATCATTCTTTACATTCTTGTATATAGTGTGGGGGGTAGATTGGCTTCGTAAAGTCTTCGTAGCTTTTTCGTTGTGGGTTTCATAATTCTTTGGATTTTGATAATAGTCGTAATTGCAGATAGTTATGATTAAACCTCGTGTGGTCTTCGTTGTGGTAATCATATTGGGCTTCGTAAGGGCTTCGTACGCGCTTCGTATCTGATCTTTACTTGGTTTTACCAACCGATAACCTATCTGATAAGCACAAGCTTCCCGCATTTCTTCAATAGTAGTAAAAATCTGTCCTCTTTCTATATTTTTATAAGGCGAATGGTTAGCTCTAAGTAAAAGCCATACCCAAAGTTTCAGCAAAATTGGGGCGCCCATCATTACGCCGCTGTCTAATAATCTTCTGGATAATAGGATATAGCCTCCGGTAATATAATTGCTTCGGGCATGCACCATCATCTCCCCACCCTTCTACTGAATAATCTGTCCCGTAGATAATTAAGATTCCGGTTATAATAAAACAGGTTTATGAATAAAACCTTCCTATCAAATTCATCAAGTATCTTATTGATCTCGGGACCCGCTGATTCAGGATAAGAGATCAAGATTATTTTTTTATCTTTTTCTAAAGGGTCATTTTCAAGGCCGGCGAAGGTAGCTTCAGGAATATCTGTAAGGAGCGCTGCGGTTAGCTGGATGCTTACTGACTTAAAAACTTTATGAGTATTTATAAGCGTGTTTTTCTTCATCATATTTCTCTCTGTCGCACTTCTCTTTTTAATACTGATTCTCTACTTTTACTTGTTCTTCGTGGACTGGGATGGCTGAGTTTGCCCGCTCCTCAAACGAGCTGCTTTGAGCTCCTCTGCCAGGTTGTCTAAGCCTTCATGCGAAATCTTTTCCGTAAAATCAGCTTCGCTCTTCCCCAGTAATTCTGAGGCTTTCAGTCTGTCATTCATCTTAACTTTCCTAACCTTTCCTATCTTGCCTCTTAATACGGAAGTCCAAAACTGCTGTCGTTCTATCCTGTCGGCTATCAAGGGGCCTGTTTCCTTTTTTTCGCGCTCCTGCAGGGCTTTTATAACTTCAGGTTTCTTCAGGTTCTCCTGACCTATTGAATAAGCTGTTTTCTTTGAATATCCAGCCTTAATAGCTGCCTTCGTAGCGTTACCTTCGTATAAATCAACAAACTTCCTTTGCCGTGGAGTCAATTTCTGTCTTAACATTTTAACTCCTCCAGTACCCCCTCTTTAGCAATCTTTTTGAGTCCGTTTACTACTATCCAATATGCCTCTTTCTCAAATTCGTTCCTTGGTTCAGTTGCGCACCAGGCCTCAAAAGGAATTACTTTGTTAAGCAGATTTTGTGCACGAAGCTTAGATCGCTCAAGCGAAGATGTCTTGCCTGGACGATATACATAAGCTTTCTTAATTTCTTTGCCTCTACTCATAGCTTTATTCCTCTTAATGTACTAATTTTTACGTTTTCTTTGTTGAAATATTTAAGAACTCTGTTATATTAAAAGCATGAATAAATTAAAACTTTTGCTACAAAAAATATGGTCTAAAGAATTTCTAATCAAGCTTGCTTTAATCTTAAGTATCATCTGGTTACTCCAGCATATAATTAAGTCACCGCCACCAATTTATCGATAACTCTTCTCTTCATAAGTCTGTATACCTACCCCGAATATCCCCAACAAACTAATCGGCAACAATCCAGGACTTTCCTTTGCAAGATCATACATATCCTGTATAACCATAGGCACAAACCGTAACCCTATTTCTTCAGGTATATTTATGTCTTCACCTGCTATATCTTTACCTTTCAGTAATGAAGTAATGAATGAAGGAACCGGGGCTTCTTTGCCTTCTATGAAATGCTGAATTATATCAGCCCGAGTCATAGGCTTATAGCCTTCACCCAACGTCATTTCTTTGCCTGTGGTAGAACTGATATATTTGCCGCTTATAAGCTGCCCAGTTACTCTTGCTAATTGCTGAAAACCACCCCAGATATCTATACGGGTATTACCGATTTTTATTTTACCAAAATCAGAACTACGTGGGTCATCTCCTACCTCAGCCCCCATCATTTTAGCTAAAGTGAGAATAGTTAACCCAAACCCCACAAAAGAAAACAACGATTTAAGAGCCTCTTTTCTCACAAACGGCTTTTGTTTCATATAAAAATAGGGATTAGCTAAATTTAACCTTGACATTATCAAACGCGGAGAAAAGAAAATAGTATTAAGGGTAATAGCCGATTTCTGCAAGCTTCCGGGCAACGTTCCTCTGCCGGTAGCATTATTGATAAAATCGGCGATGGCTTTTGTTAAGTCCATGTCCTTTCTTGGCTCTAATCCTACCCCCTCGGCTTTGTTAACCAAGTCAGCAAATACATCGAAGCGAAGTTTATTTAAGAATCCTACGTAAGCCCTTCCTGAAGCTCTTACCCCTTTGCCTAAAACTGGTATTTTCTCGGCCCAATTAGACATAAAAGCTTCTTCTCGCGAACCCAAAAGAACATCCATATCAGTAAGAGCAAGTCCGCTATCCCTTGCAAGTTGATATTTGGAATTTGCTATAATCGTGTCTTGTATAGCTTTATATGATTCTTCACTTTTGAATGCTCCAAACATACGCTTGAAAGCAGGAAGGAATTGCTTGGGCTTGCCGATTAAAAATATTCCCTGCCGCATCGGTGCGGATAAATCGAAGGAAGCCATAAGAGAGCGTGGAATATTTGCAAGCTGCAGTCCGGCCAATTTCATCTTTTCAAATAAAGTTTTCTTATCTAAAATCGCTTTTGTAAACTCTTCACCGAACACTTTATTAAGAAAGGATATCTCGTTCTCCGTAGGAACTTTACCCCCATATTCACCAAACAATTTCCCAAGGCCTTCCCTGGCTGTCAACTTATCCCATTCTCCTATTTTGTTGCTATCCTTGACCATATTAAAGAGACTGTCTATATCTCCTTGAGTAAGTTTATTCCGTATTGCTTCAAACTCTGCTTTTGGTAACTCGCCTTTAAGCGCTCCAAGTTGAGCATAAAGACCTTTTTCTCCTCTTACCTTCTCGCCTACCGCTTGCATTTTAGCGAATTTCTGCGCCCGGCCCTTAGCATAGATGGTTTCCTGTTCTCCCCTTACTGACTTTGCCTCTTTAAGCGCGGTAATCACTTTTTGAACCGGATCTCCAGATATATGCTGCTCTAATCCCTGATCAACAGTTTCTCGCGCCTTATTTAAAGCACTCTCGGGCACTTCCGGTAAATTTTCTAATGGAGCACCACCCTTATTATCGGGTAACTTAGTAGGGACATACTCGCCTTTATTATCTATATAGCCTACATCTACAACATTATCGGAATTAATGTTCTTATTAGTAATAATGTCATTATGTAACTGCGCGCCGGGATCAGAAACCACCTCTCCATTGTTGAGCTTAAGAGCAAGTGCTAAACTTTCGTCTTTAGGCGCTTCCAAGAATCCTGCAGGGCCCTTTGTCGGTTGTCCCGCTGGCAAGATTACTGTTTCGCTTGTGGGCTTCATTCCAAATATATCCTTAATCTTGGTCCAGTAAGGCTTATCAACTAAAGTAATTATTCTCTCTGCTGGAATATTTATATTAACACCATGCTCTAATGCTCCGCGCATATCATAACTATTAAGATTAAGACCTCCAAATAAAGACTGTTGTTCTGGAGTAGTTAATTTTCCTGTCTGGAAAACATCTCTCACCTGCTCAGAAGATAAAGTTAAGGTTTCAGGCATTTTGTATTCTGTAATTTTTTGCTTCAAAAATCCTTCGGCTAATTTGGGGGCTTTATTAAATACACCCCCCACAATCATAGTCTTACCGATAAAGTCGGCCAATTCTAAGGTTGAGGTTACATCATCATTTATTCCTTTTTCCTTTAGATTATTTATCAACCTATCAGTAGGAATTGCCTTGTCTAATGCTCCATAAGCAATTAGTCCAGCGGCTGTTCCTATTGGGTTTGTTACTGCTCCATATGCAACCAAAGGAAGCATGAGCACCTGCATATATTCTTTTGCATCTAAATCAGGAGTAATGCCGGTAACTTTTGAAGAGCGGCGCATAATTTCATAATTTTTATTAACCTCGCGTAAAGGTAAGCCAGTTACCTGCGATAATGCGTAAATATTCTGCGACTTAGCAATTTCCGCTTCTGGATCCCTGAAGAAATCTATCACCTTATCAAATACCCCCTTAGGCGGAGCTTGTCTTATTTCGGGAGTAACCTTATCCTCATGCACAAAACCAGAAGGCAAAGAATTATCTACACCTTCAGATTGAAATCCTGTCGGCGTAGTTACTATTTGACCTTCTTCTACAAATCCACCAGGTAAAGGCATTATTTAACCACCTTATTAGTTTGATCGTCGCGCCAAGTTAAGCCGCCATCCTCTGAATAAATCTTCTGTTTTGTTTCGGGATTGACGGCATACTGTCTATTTGGTTTTTTAGCTTCTTCTGCTAAATGATTATCCAGATGAGTAGAGATAATTTCGCTTACAGCCTTGGCGGGATCATCTCCTTGGGATATTCGCTGTGCATATTCTTTAAACATTTGAGTGATAACCTCTTGGCGCAATCCTTTATCTTTACCATTATTGAATAAACGTTGCAACCAAGTGCGTTTAGGCATCGCCTTATCAACTGTTTCTTTAGTTATACTTTGGTTAAAAGTATATAGAATTTGAAAATCTGCGTCACTTAATTCACCTACTGCATTTTTAGCCAAAAGATTATTTCTGATATCTTCCGGTTTATTTGAGCTATCCAAGATATCCTCAGCAATCTTATTAAAAGTCTTAGAATTAGTTTTTGCGTTGATTCTTTCTAAACTGTTTAGATTATTTATCATTGTTTTGGCAAAACCGTCGGATATTTTATTATTAAAGTGGAGTTGCTTAACCTCATCCCTGCTAAGCTCACCTTTAAAATATTTATCTATCAAGCCCGATTCAGTCTGATCCTGGGCAACCATTGCTTGGAATCTCGCCCGTTCAGTAGTTTGCTTCGCGTCTATCTCGATTTGTTTACTTAAATCATCGAAAGCAGATTTCGGAATCCTATCTTTCACATCATTTAAAAGTCTTTGCGCTGGCAAAAGGCCATTTGTATTTAAAGTAGATATTACCGCTGATTTTGCTATTTTAGTTGCTACCTCGCCGTTCTTTACTTGTGCGGTATTCTCATCATAGCCCATAAACCGATTATAATCGTCATTGATAACCACAGCTTTACCTATTGCATTAATCAACGAGGTACCATCTCGCAGTTGTGCGGCATCATTTTCTTGGAGAGCTTGATTTGATTCATGAGCAACCTTAATGCTCTCGTCCGTTTGCTGACGTTCATGGTTGGCTACCCTGCTTTGGATAGACTCAAATCTGGAATCAAGCATTTCGGCTAAGCCATTTTGCTGCCCCGGGTCTTTAACACCATCAAGAAGCTGCTTTCTTAGCTTAGAATATGTCTGATTGAATTCCTGGGTTATTCCATGCGCTTGTTCTAATTTCCGGTTTAGTAAACCCTTAGGCCTGCCGTTATCATCTAAATCATTGCTATATTGACAATCCAGCATTATTTGCCCAAACGCAGTATCCTTATTAAGATTATCCCTCACCATCAATTCTTTCTGGCGTTCTTGGGCCCTTTGAACCATAAGGCTGGCTATTTTCTGCCCAACATTCCCCAAGTTCTGTAATGCTCTCGCTGAGTCCACACCAAATGCCTCTTCTGGAGGACGTAACAATCTGGGGGTAGAAAGATTAGGAACTACTGTTTCTACTTTTCTTGTATATTCTGGCACGCGAATACCCATATTCTTCTCCTAAAATAACTTACCCGGATTCCACTGTAAAACTTTGTTATAATCAGTTGGTGTAGTCACCTTGTAATTTTTTCCACCATAACTTATTTTTTGGCCCGTGTTTTTATAACCCAAACCCTTAGTTTTAAATAAGTCTGAACCTAATATAGATCCAGCTGTGCCAAGTAAAGTGCCTGTCATATCTAAAGCCGCAGCGCGCTTGGCTTCCTTGCCGGCAAACCTAAACGATGTGGCCTGAGAACGAAGTGCGCCTGCCTGTTCTGAGGCTCCCTTATTTGTACTCCATGACTCTATATCGGCGTTATAGCGTAAATTAGCGGCATCAAGCTTTGCCTTATTGAAGGTATCTGTTATGATATCTTCCGCGGTTACTCCAGATATCCCCATTGCGGCCATAGTAGCTTTTTGGGCTCCTGTAGTTTTTGCTACTGAATTCTTAAGGTCTTTGGCATCTCTGGCCGCTTTATCTTGAACAAGAGTCACCTGTTGTTCTGCTGTTTTTTCTATATCAGAAGCTTGGCGCTCATTCTGGTCAGCTAAATACTGATAGTACTTATTCTTGGATTGACCTTCTGCATATTGTCCATAGGCCATCATGCCGCCAGACGCCGCGGTAGCTACTACTGCCATAACTGGCATTACTCCTCCTACACACATCGCTTAATTTCCTCTCCTCTTTTTTAGCTTCATAAGCGCTAAATCGGCATTATAACGAATGCATGCTTCGTCTAACTTTGATTTGTCGGTAAGATCTTCTTCGGTCAAGCCGTAGGAACTCACTACTGCCAAAATGTCTGATGAATACTTTTTTGCTCTTGATTCTTTTTTCATTCGATTATCTCCAACTTAACAAAAAAGCCGTTTTGATTTATTCAATCATCACGGCTAAATTATAATTAATTCTTCCAACCTTAGATAATGGTGTTTTTCGTGGCTATTTTGAGGAGGTTTTCGCCATACGTTTGCGGAAAGCAATGACTTCTCTGGCTATATTACAGAGACTTATATGTTTCTCTAAGGGAATAACAGATTCAATAGATTCTTGGAGATAATTAAGAAATGGGCCATGAGTCGGACCTTTACCGTAATCAGGATAATTAATAAGGGTTGGTTCTTTCCTTATGTATTTCTTCCAGACGTCAGCTAAACCATAAATAGTTTTAAAAATTGCCGGATGCCCCATGCCGCACTTACCAGGATCATTCACAAGCTTATCACATATTATTTTTAGACGATAGATAGAATCATCCACTGTTTGTAATGTTATGTTGGTATGAGGTTGATTACCAAGAGATCTGGCGTATTCAGAGGATGATGAATAAGGAAACCATTGGAATGCTTTTTTAAGTTGGATTGTATTTGGGTGGGAGCTATGTTGCAAGAAAAACCCTAATTCCTTCTCTAAGGACTGTATGCTCTCATACAATCTCTTAAATCGAGAAATACTTTCTGTGCGTTTGAGAGTTAGCGGATCCTTATAAGTACCTACTACATTTTCCGAAAAGAACTTTTCAATTCCAGTTCTTTTATTGATTAGTGATAAGCTTGCGTTTGTTTCTTTTATAGTTGAAGATTCTTTTGTTTGGGACGCGATTTTAATCGCCCTTAGCGCTGCTTTTTTAGCCCGAGTATCTATCTCCTCATCAAATGTACTCTCCTGAGATAGTAAATTCTTAATTAAATTCTTGAGGTTATTCTTCTGTTTATCTGTAAGGTCAATTCCCAGTTCATCGAAAAGCTTGTCGGTAAGCTTACTTACTTCTTCCGGAGATACCTTTTTTAAACCTGCGCTTGAAGATAATTTACCAGCCAAAAGAGAAACGCACTCTCCAGTCTCCTGCAATACGGATTCTGCCTGATCTGGTAGAAAATGTGAGGCAATCTTCTTTTCTATCTTTTTAGAATAGTTAACGACGCGACGTTCAACCATCTCCCCATAGACTGTTGGATTCAAATACCGGATATTCTTTGGCATTTCTTTAACCCTTCTCTCACCTTCTTCGTAATCTCGTCTTTATTACCTTATATTATATCACTTCATCATCCTTTATGATACCTCAAAAGATACCCTGATTTTCTTCTTGGTTTACTATCCTTCTTGCCTTCCGGTCTACCCAATCT